ATAGCAGCACTTGTTTACGATGAAACAAACAAAGATAATTTAGAAGAAGCCGTAAGATGGGTGATCATAATTATCATTGCTGTTTTTGATCCTCTTGCAGTTTTATTGCTGATTGCTGCAAATCAAGGGTTGACTCAAAACCGCAAAGAAGATATAATTGAGGATAAACCAACAAAGAGTTTCTTTCAAAGATTTGAAGAGGCTATAGGTCTATCGCATGAAGAGAGAGATGATGAAGATTCTTACAAAGGTATCAAGAAGAAAATTCTGCCATCTGATAAAGTTGAGATTGACAAGCAANNGAAAAAAATCTTGCCATCAGACAAAGTTGAAATTGACAAGCAGAACATTGCTAAATTCTAGGAGTATATTATGAGTAATTTTTTCAGAGATCTTGTAGAGGAGATTAAAGATGAGGATACAAATATCGCTGCTGACGGAACTGGCTCGAGCGAGTTCACAGGCACAGTCGATACTGGATCGTACATACTTAATGCTGTCCTTTCAGGTAGTCTCTATGGTGGCGTTCCTAACAACAAGATTACAGCATTTGCTGGTGAAAGCGCCACTGGTAAGACTTTCTTCGTACTTGGAGTCCTCAAGCGCTTCCTTGATGATAACCCAACTGGGGGTGTCGTCTACTACGATACTGAAGCAGCTGTAACCAAGGTAATGATGGAGGAGAGAGGTATTGATACTACTAGAGTCATTATCGCGGAACCTGACACGATTCAAAAGTTTCGTACTCACGCGCTTAAGATCGTGGAATCTTACGAGAAACAAAAGAATGCCCCGCCTATGATGATGATCCTTGATTCACTTGGTATGTTGTCTACATCTAAAGAGATGGCTGATACAACTGCTGGTAGTGATACAAGAGACATGACAAAGGCTCAGGTCATTAAAGCTACGTTCCGTGTACTAACACTAAAACTTGCCAAGATCAAAGTACCTATGCTGGTTACTAACCACGTCTACGATGTAGTTGGATCATATGTTCCAATGAAAGAGATTGGTGGTGGTACAGGCCTCAAGTATGCAGCATCTACAATTGCAATGCTTACTAAGAAGAAAGATAAAGAAGGTACTGAGGTTGTTGGTAACCTAATTAAAGTCAAGACATACAAGTCTCGCTTCTCTAAAGAGAACAAAGATGTTACTGTCAGACTGTCATTCGATAAAGGACTAGACAGATACTATGGTCTAGTTGACTTAGCTGAGAAGTATGGTATATTTAAGAAGGTCTCTACGAGACTGGAGATGCCAGATGGTACTAAGGTGTTTGCTAAATCTATTATGCAAGATCCAGAAAAGTACTTCACAGAAGATATCATGGCTCAGCTAGAAGTTGCAGCTAAAAAAGAATACAGTTATGGACAGGAAGATTATGATAGAGAAGACGATACTGGAATGCTTGACGACGAATGAACCCTACGCTCGTAAGGTTCTACCTTTTCTAAAAAGGGAATACTTTCACGATAACACTGAGCGTACTCTGTTTGGTGTTATTGATGAATATATCAAAAAGTATAATGGTGTTCCAGTTCAGACAGCATTGGAAGTTGAGGTTGACAAGATAGAGAACCTATCTGATGATCAATATTCTCAGCTTGGTGACTATATAAAGCAGATGGGTCAACCAGATGTTGATTTGACCTGGGCTATTGATAACACAGAAAAGTGGTGTCAAGATAAAGCCGTATATAATGCTGTTATGGAATCCATTCAGATTATAGATGATAAGACTGGTAAGACAACAAGAGGCAGTATTCCAGAGATACTATCTAATGCACTTGCAGTCTCGTTTGATAATCATATTGGCCATGACTTTTTGGAAGACAGTGATCTTCGTTATGACTTCTATCATACAATAGAAGAGAAGATTCCTTTTGATCTTGATTACTTTAACAAGATTACAAAAGGAGGACTGAGTCGTAAATCACTTAACATAGCGCTTGCTGGTACAGGTGTTGGTAAGTCTTTGTTCATGTGTCACTGTGCAGCAGCCAATCTAATGGAGGGAAGAAATGTCCTTTACATCACAATGGAAATGGCTGAAGAAAAAATTGCAGAACGTATTGACGCAAATCTACTCGATTGTACAGTCGATGAGCTCAGTATTCTGCCAAAAGATGCATACGATAAGAAAGTGGGTCGTGTCAAAGATAAAACGCACGGCAGATTAATTATTAAAGAATATCCTACAGCGAGTGCTGGTAGTACTCACTTTCGTCATCTATTGAATGAGTTGAAGATCAAAAGAAACTTTGAACCTGACATCATTTATATTGACTACTTGAATATTTGTATGTCATCTAGATTGAGAGGTGGCAATAATGTCAATTCGTATACGTATGTTAAAGCGATTGCAGAGGAGCTACGAGGTCTCGCTGTGGAATTTAACTTGCCAATCGTCAGCGCGACACAAACAACTAGATCGGGTTACGGAGCTACTGATGTGGGGCTTGAAGACACCTCAGAGAGCTTTGGTCTTCCAGCCACTGCTGACCTTATGTTTGCGCTTATTAGCACAGACGAGCTCCAAGACCTTGGACAATTAAAAATTAAACAACTTAAAAACAGATATGCAGATCCAACCATCAACAGAGGCTTCCTGGTTGGTATTGATAGACCAAAGATGAGATTATATGACCTTGATCCTGCCGAACAACAAGGTCTTATAGACGGTCCAAAGATTGGTGAAGACTCACCAGTGTTTGATAAGACCACAATTGGAGAAAAGTTCGACAAAGAGAAACTAAAAATGTTGGAGTTTTAAATGGCTAACACTATCAATTATCAAACATACTTTAATGATAACCAATGGACTGTTTATGAGATTCAATCGGATCAAGAGATTGCTCACTTTGATGTGAATGAGGAAGCTATTGAGTATGCTACATTCCTCAACATGGGCGGAGCATTTGATGGATATACTCCTCAGTTTATTTTCAACGAAACTGAGGAGCCTGCATATAATATTGAAAGTTTTGAAATAAAATTTGAAGATATTGAAGATTAACTGTTGACCTTTCTCACTTTTTGTTAGAAAATAAATAATAGAGTGAGAGAGGTACTAATGAACTACGTTGATATTTTTGGAAGTACAAAAGGTAAAAGAGATCTAGCTGCTGATGTCATTCAGTTTTGCATCAAGGAGTTGATGCCAAGAATTAGATCTCTTGATATTTCTGTCAATCTCACAAAGCTAGAAGGTGCTGACGGTTTCTGTATGGAAGGCGAAGATAACAGAACCTTTGAGATTGAGATTGACAAGACTCTCTCTTATGACGATTTCGTAACATGTATTTGTCACGAAATGGTTCATGTTAAACAGCATGTACGTAATGAGTTGGTTGATAAAGGTGTGCTTAAAAAATGGAAAGGCGAAGAGCACATTTTTGCATACAGCACAACTGACGAGTACATGGAATTACCATGGGAGAAAGAGGCTTATGAACTTCAAGAAACTCTTCTTAGCAGCTATACTGCTTATAGGAACTCTACCAACTACCACTCACGCGTTCACACAAAAGGATGTTCGGTGTTTAGCTGAGAACATGTATTTTGAATCTCGTAATGAGTCTTCAAAAGGAATGTTAGCAGTCTCGTTTGTGGTAATGAATAGAGTTAAAGCTGATCACTATCCAGACAAGATCTGTGAAGTGGTTTACCAAGGTCCTATCAGAGAATCATGGAAGACACGTCAGAACCCTGATCTACCAAAAGCTCAGCGTGTTTTCTATCCAATCAAGCATAGATGTCAATTTAGCTGGTATTGTGATGGAAAAGCTGATGTTGCCTTTAATGAGGAAAAGTGGGAGTATATATACAGCTTAGCACATGCTTTTTTGTTTAAATATACTTATGGTCACTTAGATGACTTCACAAAAGGATCTATATATTACCACGCGGATTATGTTAATCCAAAGTGGGCTAAAAACAAAGAATATGTCACACAAATAGGTGCTCATATTTTCTACAGGGAGAACCCAGAGATTGTTATCGCTAACAGATAGTGCGAAAGAATATCTTGAAAAAGTCGGACAGCCTAATGTATGGCTGTCCGTCAAAGGTGGTGGGTGCTCAGGCTTTCAATATGTCTGGGATGTCACCGAAGAAGAACCAACGGTTGGTAACCTTGCAGTTGATCCAATAGCTGAAATGTTTGTTATGGGATGTACTGTAGATTATGTTAATGAGCTTGGAGGCTCTTATCTAAAAGTTATCAATCCTAATGCAACCGCAAGTTGCGGATGTGGAGAAAGTTTTGCAGTATAATTTTGAGATTAAACAGTGACGGAAGAAGATAAAATATTAGAAGAAGTAACAGCTGCGGAATATAAATACGGTTTTACTACCGACATTGAAAGTGATAAAATTCCGAAGGGACTTAATGAAGATGTGATTCGCATCATTTCTCAGAAGAAGAATGAACCAGAATGGTTGTTGGAATATCGTTTAAAAGCCTTTCGTTCATGGAAAAAAATGGAAGAGCCAGATT